TTTTCAAACCTTTCTCCCAAGAGTGGAAGTGTGATGAGGTAATCTTGGATAATGTCGGGTTAGACATGTAGATATTCATTGATTGTGATTGATCGATGAATGGCGCTCTGTCCGCCGCCATATCAATTAACTCTCTTTGAGAGATTTCCCAAATGGTTCTGTATTTAGGTATTAGGTGTTCAATTCGTTTAACTTTTTTATTGTAATTCTTGTCCTCAGGATCTAAATAATTATTAAAGTTGATATTTTGAATTGATCCCTCATTTAAGATGATTTCATTTTTCAAGTCTTCAGACCAAATACCAATCTTTTCAAAATCATTGATTAGATACTTGTTAACAATCATGATCTCTCCACCCACAACTCGTCTGTTAAAGATTGCTGAATGAGCAGGTTCTGTCATCTCATAAGATCCTGTAATTTTTGCTGAAGACGCTACTGGCATTTGCGCTGTGAATAATGAGTTACAAACACCATAAGTTTTAACACTTTCTTTCAATTTGTTCCAATCCCACATTCCCGAAAGTTGTGTTTCATCAACACCCCACATATCAAATTGGAATACTCCTTGTGACATTGGCGATCCTTCAAAGTGCGAATACGCATCATACTTACCATTCATACATAACTGATTACTTTCGTAAATCGCCGCATAATAGATGGTTTCAAAGATATCTCTATTTAATTTCTTAGCCTCTTCAGATGTGAAAATATAATCCATTAAATAGAATACATCCGCCAATCCTTGTGTCCCAATAGCAATTGCTCTTTGCGCTAACCCACCTTTTCTACCTTTCTCAGTTGAGTAATTGTTAACATCAATAACTTTGTTGAGTGATTTTACAACTTTTCTAACTTCTGTAAATAATAACTCAAAATTAAACTTACCTGATTGGATGAAGTTCTTAAGTACCATTGAAGATAGAGTACAAATTGCTGTTGTTTCCTCATCAGTATATTGGTAAATCTCATTACAAAGATTTGATTGTTTAATCACTCCGATATTCTGATGGTTTGTTTTTCTGTTAGCACTATCTTTAGAACAAAGATAAGGAATACCAGTCTCAACTTGTGATTCGATAACTTTAGTCCAAATGTCTTGTGCCTTAACCTTTTTACCAAGACCCATAGAAACCGCTTTTGAGTAAACCTCTTCGTATTCATCACCAAAACATTCTTGTAATGGTTTCAATCCTGATTTTTTAATATCGTTAGGGCAGAACAAATACCATTCACTATTGTTTTTAACCGCTCTCATGAAATTATCGGGGATCCAAAGTGCCGTGAACAAATCACGAGCCCTTAATTCTTCCGCACCTGTGTTCTTTTTAATATCTAATAAATCAAAGATATCTTTGTGCCAAGGTTCAAGATAGATAGCCGCCGAACCCGGTCTACGCCCTTGTTGGTTGAAGAATCTTAGTGATTCGTTTACAATCTTAAGATATTTTAATAAACCGCCGGCATATCCACCTGATGTTGAGATGCGACTTTCTTTACTACGGATGTTTGATAATGATAATCCAATACCAGCAGCGTCTGATGAGAATGTAGAAATGTCATTTAATGTGTGTAATAATCCTTCACGAGAGTCGGAGTTGTTGTAGTGAAGAACACAAGAAGCAAGTTGTGGAACTTTTGTACCAGCGTTGATCATGATAGGTGTTGCCTTTGAAATCAACTGATTTGATAATGATTTGTAATACTCAAATGCGTCCGCCATGTTGGTAGTAACCCAAAGAGCGACTCTCATATACATATGTTGTGGTCTTTCAATTACTTGACCATTAGGTCTCTTAAGAAGATACATTTCTTGTAATGATCTCCAAGCGAAGTAGTCAAAGTTGTAATCATTATCGTGGTTAATTACCTCATCAATAGTATCTTCACCATATTCTTTAATAGTATCAATTAACACTTTATTGACTACACCGTCCTCATACAACCTCATCATTGTTTGTGAAAAACTTTCATTTGTTTCCTTATGATAGGAAGAAATCGCAACTGAAGATGCCAATCTTGAGTAGTCGTGGTGACTACCGGTGTATGAAGCAGCAATCTCATAGATAAGTTTATCTAATTCTTTTGTTGTAACCTCACCTTCAGTTGGAACTGAAGTAATTACCTTGATGAATATTTCGTCTGAGTTTACGTTCAAACCTTTTGATGATCGTTTTACACGATTGTAAATCTTTTGTGGGTTAAATGATACTACCTCTTCCCCTCTTTTAATTATTTTTAATGACATATCCTAATTTAAAAATCCTCTGTAAATGTTATAGTTTCGTTTAATTTCGCCTTTTGGTATTCCATCGTTCTTGACTCAAAGAAGTTACCTTTAGTTTCAACAGCAATTTGTTCCATGAACTTGAATGGTTGTTCGACATTGAATTCTTTACTACATCCCAATTTAAGTAATAGTCCGTCAACAACAAACTCAAGATATTGTTTCATTAAGTTTGAGTTCATACCTATCAATGATACCGGTAATGATTCAGTAATAAATTCTTTTTCGATCTCAAGTGCAGATAACAAGATCTCTTTGATTCTTTTTTCTGATGGTTTTTCTTCCAAATGGTTATTTACCAAATGAATTGCGAAATCACAATGAAGGTTTTCGTCTTTGAAGATAAGTGAGTTTGCGTTACACAAACCTTGCATAATCCCTCTTGACTTCATCCAAAAAATAGAACAGAAAGAACCTGAAAAGAAAATACCTTCAACTGCCGCAAATGCTACCAATCTTTCTGCGAAGGATGAGTTATCAATCCATTCCAAAGCCCATTTTGCTTTTTTCTGAACCGCAGGTAATCTATCAATTGCGTTAAAACATTCGTCTTTCTCTTTTGGATTACTAATGTAAGTATCAATTAACAATGAATACATAAGTGAATGTATATTTTCCATTGCTAATTGCATTCCGTAGAAAAACTTCGCCTCAGGATATTGTACCTCACGGTAGAAATTTTCCGCCAAATTCTCATTAACAATACCATCAGAAGCCGCGAAGAATGATAATACATTTTTAACAAAGTACTTTTCATTTTCGGTCAATGATTCCCAATCTCTAATGTCATTTGTTAAATCTACTTCCTCTGCCGTCCAAAATGCTGCTTGGTGTTGTTTGTAAAACTCCCATATATCATTGTGTTCAATAGGGAAGATGACAAATCGACCAGGATTTTCTGTTAATATTTTTTCCATACTAAAATTTTATTTAATTTAATTTTTTTGTGTTTCTCTTTCTTTGCGTTTCTCGAGTAATTCTTTTACTCTCTGACGCTGTCTTTCTTCTTTCTGTTCTTCAAGACCCAAGAACGTAGTTGTACTTTCCGTATCAATATCTATCATCGCATTATCAAACTTACAGTTTTCAAATACAACACCATCATCACCGATCCTCGACTTTGTAATTGCAATTGTTGCTAACTTTAATTCTTTCTGTTGTAATGTCTTAGCAACTGAAATAATTACGTGTCCAACTTGTGCCTTTTTAATCGATCCTCCCATTTGGTCTGTAGTCACAACCTCAGATGAGATTGATGATCTATTACCTTGTGTTGCGGTCCAACCAACAAGATTCATTTCGTGACACATTGCCTCAAATGCTCTCATTACAGACCCCTCACTCTTCCATTCATCACCCAAGTTCTTATCGGGAACAACACAATCAATATAGTCTAATACAATCATATCAATCTTAGTTCCGTCAGCCACAATCTTTCTAATCTGATTTTTAATTTGTAACATCGTCATAGTATCAGATGGTAACTTTTTCAATATCAACTTGTTTGGCATTGACTCTTCAATCTCAATAACCTTTTTCATTACTTCATCTTTTTTATCTGACAAATCGTCGGGGTGAACTTTAGTCCAAAGAATAAAATGTTTTCTTTGTATCACCTTTGGGTTGTCCTCAAAAAATACCTGAAGTACGTTAAATCCAAGGTTAAATGCGTGGTTTGAGATTTTTGTTAAAACCGTTGATTTACCTACACCTGTTGGTGCTAAGATAACACCAATTTCTCCTTTTGCCAAACCACCCTTTAACAATTTATCAATACCTGGTATTCCCATTGGAATTGGATGTCTATAATCTTCTTCTAATACTTGGTCTAAATTAGAGAATACATCCAACATAGAAGTATCTTTATTCCCCACAAGTAACGCTTCTCTAACAAGTTCTTCAAGAGTATCGTAGTTCTCAAACTCACCACCGTCGATGATCTTTTGAGCTTTACCCATTACTTTTTGAAGCTCCTGTTGTTTACAGAATTTCAACGCTTTTTCTTGTACGAAAGATACGCCATCAATAGTTACATCCTTAATTTTCTTAATTGTATCCAATACAATTTTGGATGCAATTTCTTGTTGAAGTTCGGATTTTGTGATCTGTTCTAATGTCTCAAAGGATGGTGTGTGATCGTATTTTTGATAATACTCTCGAATCATTTGAATTAAAATTTTGAAATACTTGTTTTCAAAATAATTATTCTCAATTACATCGATAATTGATGTTGAAAAGTCCCTATCTACAATGATTTGATTTAATAATTGTAGTTGGAACTGTTGTCCGAGGTACTCAAAATTTTT